AACTTCACCCCGTGGCTATCGGAAAATGTTTTCTCTTTGACGCACTTCTTGACTGCCGAATCGACATCCCACCAGAACTTTACGATATTGGGATTGGACTGTCTCCAAGCGGTTACAAGCGGCTGAAGTTCCTCCTCGGCAAGTCCCATATCGAGCGCACCCATTGCTTTAAGAGCGCCCACAGAACCTCCGTAACCGAGTGCCAGTTCCGCTATTTTGCCTTTCTGCCGGAGGTGACCGTTGATGCCGTGCTTTTCCACAGGAACTCTGAACATCTGAGATGCCGAAGCACAGTAAATGTCACCTCCTTTTGCAAATACCTCATCGCGCCATTTTTCTCCGGCAAACCAGGCGATCACACGCGCCTCAATCGCAGAGAAGTCCGCCACAATGAACTTTCTTTCATTTTTTGGCACGAATGCTGTACGGATAAGCTGTGAAAGCGTATCCGGGATATCCTCATAAAGCATCTGCAGTGCTTCATAGTTCCCGATCCGCACAAGGGATCTTGCTTCCGCCAAATCCGGCATATGGTTCTGCGGAAGGTTCTGCAATTGAACAAGCCTCCCGGCGAACCGGCCTGTGCGGTTGGCACCGTAAAACTGAAACATTCCTCTCGCTCTGCTGTCCCCGCAGACGGCGTTTTCCATAGCCGTATATTTCTTTACCGAGGATTTTGCAAGCTGTTGCCTGAGAGTCAGCACTTCTCGCAGTTCGTCCGGCACTGTCTTTATAAGCGCCGCAACATCTTTTTTGCCAAGAGATTCCACTTCCAGACCGTTGCAGGCAAGCCATTGTTTCATCTGCTGCACGGAGTTGGGGTTGTCGAGGTCTGTCAGATTCCGCATTGCGGCCGAAAGAACTTCTCTTGATTTGCCGTCTATACGAACAGCCTGCCGTACAAAGTCCATATCCACACCGATACCACGGTCGTTTATTTCCTGGTCGAGATGATATTCGTCCCATACAAAATCAGGAACAGGGAATCGGGCAATCTTCTGTTGAATCTGCATCTCGGTTTCAACATCCCGTTTGTTATACGCTTTAAAATCCGCCCATTTGTCAGGGGCATTAAAAGGAAGATTGCGGGCGCGGCTGCCGTTGGCTTTGGTGGGAGCGCAAGGCATGGAGAAATATTTTATAAGGTCTTTACCTTCCTTCAGCTTTTGTTTTTCCAGACCGAGAACTGCGCCGACACCCTCAAGGGACAGCGGCAGTCCCATATACGCTGACCAGACCATTGAGCAACGCCAGGAGGACGGGTTTAGAAATCTGGAGCATTCCGTTGAGTCATTGAAATAATCAAGGCTTATGCCTCTGTCTGTAAGATATCTTGATAAACAGACGCGCTCAAACTGAGCATTGAACGCCCATTTCAGAACAGCATCATCAGTCAGAGCTTCAAGAACCTTCTCCGGTATATGTTCACCCTGTGCTAGATCGATGACGGAAATCTCTCCGCCATCAATGCTGTATCCGAAAAGCAGTATCTCAAAGTCCTCGCTCTCGGCGTAGCGGTATACTCCGCTTTTAGCAAGGTTGACCGAGGAGTAGGTTTCAATGTCTATGGATATCGTTTTCATCAATTCACCGCCTGTCATATAAGGGAACAGGCGGCAGAAGTCGCCCCCTGCCGCCCGTGTGTTGTGCTTCCGGATTATGCGAGGAAATCCTCGTCATCCAGAGTGGTGAAATCGTCAGCTGCGTTGGTTCTGCCGCCGAGAGGTTCACCGTCACGGATTTTCTGTATGTTGCCGAGTCCTGCGGCAACGCCCTTATTACCGTTCGAGTTAAAGGCGTAGAAGTTCAGGGAAACCCTGCCGTAGCAGCCGCTGTATACTTCGCTTTTATCGAGTATGGGTTTCACGGTGCGGTCTACGATCTGGGGTGCGGTCGTGCTGTTGGCGTTAATGAACCAGTGCCCCTTGTACGCTTCGTCATCTCGCTCCACGTCACCGTCTCTCAAGGGCAGCTTGATGGTGGCTTTGTTGGGTTTCTTGCCGCTGAACTTAGCGATGCCTTCCTCAATCGCAGCATCGATTGCGTTATTGATTGCGTTCACCGTTTCGGTATCACTCTTGGGAATTAGGACAGATACGCTGTACTTCTCAGCGCCGCCGTTGATTGAAACGGGCTCCCAGCCGTGAAAATAGGAGAGACGGGTATTTGTGCCGGTGATAATCTTGGTTTTAGAATTCGCGTTAGTCATGATAATTTACCTCCATAATTTCGTAAAAGTCGTTTTTAGCGTCTGAAACGTTCATAGCCGGTCTTTTGTCCGATTTCGGGACCAGAGTCGGCTTGCCCGGTGGTTTGTAGATGAGGTCACCGAGTATTTCCTCAAATTTTGTCTTACCCATGAGTTTCTGCATCTCCGTCATCGGGAGAAGACTCTGACGGTAGATATCGATATAACCGTGCTGCTTTGCTTTTTCTGCCACCTGCACTTCATCACGGTACTTGCGGACGGATCGCCCTTCGACTACCTTGAAGCCGTTCCACTCTTTACCGTGGCTGACAGCGGCGTCGGTCGCGTAAGATATAATTTCATTAGCCCATTTCGTGAGTCCGGGCAGGACGCTCAGAATCTCCTCGATCTCCGTATCAGTAAGAAGCGGTGGAAGTCTGAACTCCGACTGTGCCAGCCTGAGTTTTTCATCGGCTCTCGCACGGCACTTGACCGCCGCGCGGCAGAAGGTACACCATTCTCCGAGGATATACTCGCCTTCGCCATTATAGGCTTTTTTCGCTTTCGGTTTGAGTTCGTTTGACGCCCATTCCTTTAGTTCAGATGCCGAAATCGTCCATGTACTGACGTTTTCTCTTCTCGGCTGAAAGATGGTCATAGAGACCTCTTCAAAGTCATACAGGCTGTCATAAATCTCAAGAGCGCCAAGGGCATAAAGTTTCATCTGCGGATTGCTCTCCGCTTCCACCAGCACGCCCATGCCATACTTGAAATCGATGATATGAAGTCTGCGGTCTGAAATAATCAGACAGTCTCCCGTTCCGAAGCCGTCCGGAACATAGCAGGAAAAGTCCAGCCGCTGTTCGATTAGTACAAGCGGGTCTTTGCAGACCTGCCTTGCCGCCTCAAACTGCTCCATAACAAACTCTGCATAAGCATCGGTGCATTCCTCCATTTCATCGGAGTTATAGTCCGACACCGGCCTTTTCGACCGCATATGAAGTGATTTCTTCAGCTTGTGTTCGCACAGAGCATGTGCCGCCGTACCTTCTTCAGCAGCGTACGAGGACTTGTTCTCGAACTCCAGTTCCAGCCTTGCAGACGGCATACAGTTGAGCCATCTGTGTGAACTCGATGCGGAAAGAACTGCGTGATTACCCATTGCCCAGCACCTCCGCCTCTTTCAGCACAGCGCCGAAATGCTCCGGCTTGATCTCCGAGAGCTTGTCCGCTCCGTATTTTCGAATGAGTTCCCGCACCTCGGCTGTCAGTCCGTTTCTGCTTTTGTCCGCGAGAACGATTCTGACCTGCTCAAGTGAGATATCCGTCGGTCCAGGCATTTCCGGCTCGGCATGCTGTGTCTTCCCGGTATCCGGTTTTTCCTGATCCGCCGCATCGCACAAAGCCTGCAGGCTGTCGGCAAGTGATCGGATATCCTCTACCACATCAAGCAGTAACTTGATTTTGCTCATGGTTCTTTTCACCTCCTTCGTCTATCTCGCAGATGGCAAGTTCCTGTACGGAATCTCCGGGCACCAGGATGGTCACCCTCTGCTTGTTGCCGAGGAGAAAACGCAGAATTCGCTCTCTTACGGTTACATTGCGGCAGGTAACGATTCCGCCGTTCTGCGGCTGTCTGGAAACACTGATTTTCAGGCTGTGTTTCATAACCTTCACCTCTTTCCGAGAGCGTCTTTGTCGTTTGCCCTCTGTCTTATAGCCACGAGAGGATACGGAAAAGGACGTTTCCATAAAAAAATAAGCCCGCCGAAGAAAAATTCCTCGACGGGCGTAAATTGCAGAGCTTTATTCGCTGTATTTTATGAAAGCATCGGTAAAGCCGGCAGACTTTACCTTGCTGAGCAGGGCGTCGGCATTCGCTTTGACTGAAAACGCACCAAGTTGGACACGGTAGTATTTTTTATTGGTATCAGTCGAGACCTTTATGGAAGCGGATGTCTCGAGCAGCTTTCCGACCTCAGTTCGAAAGGTATCCATGCTCTTGCCGTGCTTTGGGAACCAGTGCATCACATCGCTGTGGTTGCTGGCAATGCCAATCTTGGCTCCTTCGCTATGGCAGATGATGTTCTTTTCGGTGAGTCCATACTGCTTGCAGAGGTAAGCACATAGCTCCACGGCTTCCTTGTATACGGCAGAAAAATACGAGGCGTCCGTCAGACCATCCTCGCATATTTCAAAGCCAATATGTGTATCATTGGCAGAGCCACCAGCATGCCACCCCCTATGATTCCAGGGCAAGGTTTGATAAGTGGCGATGTTGCCATCCACCAGTTTTCCTATGAAGCCATGGACACAGACCTGCCGACCGTCCGGCTTGTCCTGGTTCCAGTGGTTGTTGTACTGGTTCTTGCCGAGCAGGCCGTCATCGGGTCCGACATAGCGTTTGAGGTTTGGGTTGTTTGCCCCGGTGGAATGGACCATGATGCCCTTCGGTGTGACAGTTTTTCCTGCTTTGTAGCAAGCGTTGTTGGTGAGAATGAGCTTGTGCAGATTCATTTACTTGTCCTCCTTGTTCAGCTGTTCCAAGACCGTTTTTAGTTTTTCGGGAATAGGCAGACCGATTTTTGCCGTATTCTCAATAATGCTTATCCCTTCATTTGATAAATAGAAGAAAATGACAGCGGTTCGGACGGCGCTTCCGGTTTGAATAAGCTGCGAATCCACGATATGCGCCACTGCTACCAACGAGAAAATCAGCACCTTCTTAAAGATGCCTCTAAATCCAACCTCACTTGAAAGGCGCTTCTCTAAAATAGCCACCATGATCCCAGTTAGATAATCGATGACGACAAAGGCAACCAAAGCGTATAGGAAACCATCCCAGCCGCCCAGGAAGTACCCGATGTAGCCGCCAACAGCGGCTACGACAATCTGAAGCGTGTTAATAATGTCTTTCATTTTCTAAACCTCCTTGATAAAAATAAGAAGAGCCCGAAGGCTCTTTGAAGTGATAAATAGTAACTCAACGCAATACTGTTTACCCGTTTGATGATAATCCATTACGCACACGAAAGTAGCTATACCTCGATGTCATGGGATAACTATTGCTGTCATGTGTTGTCTGCATTATTCCAAAATATGTTGGTGTAAAAGTGTATGAAAGTGTTCCGTTCATGTCAATCCAAGTGACTCCATCCATGCTTGTCAGGAATCTAAACGTATTTGTTGATTCATAAACAAGTCTCAGATGAACCCAAGGAGCACGATTCCCGCCTTCCCAAGATACTTCATTATTTACAGCACGAGAATTAAATCCGGTCCATCTGGATAATTGTATGGGACCATCGGTAAGATATTGCCCGACCACTTGTATTCCAGAACCAACAGTAACACCGTCAGAGAAAATCAACCCAGCTCCTGGATAGTTCTGGCTTCTTGACCAAATACGAACTGCCGTTTCTATATAAAATGGTGGTGTCAATCCATTAATAGGTTTCAATAATCCCGCCAACTTCATAGAACCTTTTCCGGATGGCGCATAACAACTAATGCCATGGGTATCTCTCGCTTCATACCAGCTATTCGCATATCCGGAAACATCAACATGAATCAATGCGGAGTCAATAGTCCCGTCATCGAATTCATCATCATAACCTAAATTTATTCCGGCTGGGACCCAAATTCGGTCTTTGGCAATACTGCTACTGCCACTGCCGCCGGTCACAAACTCAAGGCCGGTGCCGTCTGCTTTGACAGCTACCACTTTAGTTCCTTGCCCCAAGTAGCTGTCAGGAGTATCCGTCAGCTCTAAAAAGTCATGAGTGTGATCAAGCTCCGAGTAAACGCTGGTATGCAGGTGGTTTGTGTTCGCCTTGGCTGCAAGCATGGCATTTACTTCCGAGGTGGAATAGCCGCCGCTGCTTGATGGAGCCACGGACAAAACATCTGATCCACTGTACTGGGACATCCGCTCGACCTTCTGGTTCAGCTTAATCTCATGCTCCAGCATCAGGTTGTGCAATTCAAGTGTATAGGACAGGGCACCGGTGTCGTCGTCTTCACTGACCGTGATTCCACGGACTCTCAGCACACCGTCAAAGCCGATGTCATCAGAGCCTTCTGGCGCGATTTTCCAACCGATCCAGTCGCCGATCAAATAGGTTTCAAAGGGTTTCATATGGTTGCCCTGATCATCGTAAAACTTCGTAACGGTTCCCTGGATACCCCAAGTCGGGTAGGCGACTCTACTTAAATACGCCTGTCCGTATTCGCTAAGGCCATCTTGAATGTTGCTTGCTGACAAGTAGCCTTCACGCCTGCCATAAACAGCTTGGCTTGCGGAATGCGAAGCGATCGCTAAAAGTTTATCTCCGCCTTCGACGAGCACTTCATTGACTAAGCCTGTTGCATCACTTTGGTTATGATGGCTGATGACCGCTTGCCCCGGCCTGTAAATAACCGTTTCATGCAGGTCTAAGCCTCTGGTTTTGTAAATTTTGAGCACAAGCTCGGGTGTCATTTCGATGTTGAAGTAACCAAGTCCCTCGGTAAACTTCGTCGCGACCTCCAATAACGGTGTTCCAACATGAAAGGACAGATTAATATTCTCAGTGAATGTATTCCCAAGGCTGTCTTTATCGTCCTGCCAGTCCACGGTTACCCCTACGAGACCGCCTCTTGCCTGCGCTTCCAGTATCAGTGTCCGTAATACTTTGCTTGCAGTCCCGGTAAACTGCCGGTCTAAAACAGGCGTCCCCATTTCCTCCGGGTAAACCACAGCCCAGCCAAGCATGGAAAGGACGCCGCGTCCGCTGACTTCGATTATCTGCTGTTCGCTGGAATCCACATAGTTTGGCTTTCTTGCTTCAATGATCCATTTGAAGAGTGGATTCCCATCGAGCTTTACCAGCACCAGATTGTCATCAGCAATATAATCCCTGTTTCCACCGATATCATCGTAACGGCTTATCCTGAAGCTTCCGCTGCCAGGGTTGTTCTGGGCCATTTGGAATGCCTTGTTCCAAGCGCCGTCAAGCAGTTTCACGAGCACATTCGGATTTGCTCTATCGCAGATGAAAAGCTCAATGCCCACATCGTCTGCAGGCAAACCGGCATATACTTCAAAGCCAATGGAATTACTGTCCTGAATCTCCGGCGCTGTCAGCTGCACCTTTATTGGCCCGGTTGTAGCAGAAAGGGGAAGCTGGAAGGTGATCTCTGTCCATGACCATTCAAGTACGTTGCACAGCATATCATTGATGTAGACAAAGCCGCCGTAACTTCTTAGATATCTGTCGGTATTACCGAGGTCTACCGCTGTGTGTGTATAACCAAAACCGCTGCCTTGTAGGGTCAACACAGAGCCTGATTGACCCCTGGTTACGGAAATCGAGCTGTTCCATGGGAATGGAGGATCGT